AGAAGTTCTGGATATCGAGAAGGCGAAGTACCTTGAGCTCGAACGCGCACAGGATGACTGGTGCTACCCTGCAGCCCTTATATCGGACTTGAGAGGGATTGTCCAGACTGGGCTAATTACCCTATCTGAGCAACCTTTCTTGCCGTCTCACGGAAGTGGGGCGGTATCCGATTGTCGGGGACGAGACCGCGAGGCTAAGACCAAAGTGCTATTGCATGATGGCCTGACACCGCGGCTTCATCACTACTTTTGTCAGCATGGGATTAGTCATCCCTTTGCTAACATGAATGTGACTGCTAAGGGTCGGTACTGTCGCGTCATCTTTGTTCCGAAGGGGATGACCTCTAAAAGGGTCATAAGTGCTGAGCCCACGTGCAATATGTGGTTTCAGCAGTTTCTCCTAAGGACATTGAAGGACTGGCTCCCCACGTCTTACTTTAGAGTGACGATGGAGGACCAGTCGCGTAATCGAGAGTTGGCTCAGGAGGGATCGTTGCTACGTGAGTACGCAACTATAGATCTCACTTCGGCCAGCGATTCCATTACAGAATCCCTTGTTCGTGCCCTTTTTCAAGGACACTGGCTTTGGGACGCTTTGTGGAGTTGTCGATCTACGCGCGCGATGGTAGGCAACACTTTGATTCCACTGAACAAGTTTGCGCCAATGGGGAGTGCTGTTTGCTTCCCCATTATGTGCATAGTGTTCAGCGCCATCGTGTTGCTTGCCCAGGAACGTGCGGGTGTACACAGCAAATTTGCTGTGTACGGGGATGACATCGTTTGCCATACGTCGTGCTTCCAAAACGTCTTGCAAATCTTACAAGATCTGCACTTCTCAGTGAATGAGAAGAAAACGTTTCCGCCCGAGTCTCCTTTCAAGGAGAGTTGCGGTGGAGAGTACTACTACGGTGATGACGTCACTCCGCTGCGCATCCCACGGTTTTTCTCCGGATGGAGAGCGCCCGAGGATGTACAGCGATCCCCTCGACTTTTCGCGTCATGGTGTTCGCTGGCAAACACGTTTTGGGCATTGGGTCTCTGTGAGACCCGTGCCTTCTTCGTGCGTCGCTTTCTGGACGTCTGCCCTAGCGCTCCCTTCAGTTATGAAGGACGCTATCAGGCTATCCAGACCCATGACGTCAGTAATTGGCATGTGGCGGAGAAATTCGAGACCGATCGGTCCCGGATTCCACGCTATAAGCCGAACTACTGTCGTGGGCGTATCATCCGCGCCTTTCAGGTGCGGACGGTAACGAAGCCTGGTGCCGATGATATTCGGTACCAGTTGCTGCTCGAAGCGTACGAAAATACGCGACGGGACAGCTTGACTTTGCCGGCGGACCTCATTGACATGAGAGTCGGCCCGTCTCAGGAGCAGTGTGGCACGTTCTGGATTCCGGAGATCTATCTCCGTGGCCAGGTCGCGTTCGCTGCCCTACCCGCTGGTCACATGCTTTGTCTTGTGACCACGGATGCTGAGTGGAGATTGGTAGTGAGTTAATCGCTGCTTTGGAG